CTAGCTTTGAAACGTCTAGGATGAAGCCTGAGTTAGGGTCTGTGAAAGTGTAGGTGTAGTCGATTACGTCGGATATATCGAAGTTAATAAACGCTTTGACTGTGATATCCGTAGAGCTGGCAACTGCCCTTAGAATAAGCTCTCTAAAATTATAAGAGGCATCAAAATCATCGCCATCAAACCAGTTGAGAAGAGTAAAGGCATCAATAAATACTGGGTCATTATCTGAATCAACGTCATTTCTTTCTTCTTTTACCGAATGCTTGTAGATAAAGCCATCACTACTGGCAAATAGAGCTATATCCTCTTCATCATCATCCTCAGCGGATGTGGCGGCGGTAAAGGGCACGGGGAACTCATAGACCTTAAAGCCACCTACGTCATACTCCCAAACATAGGCCTTAAATATGTCTGAGTTAGATCCCTCTGAAACGAAAGTAATATATTGATCCAAGGTCTGATAATAAATCGAAAAGAAGTTACCCACTTGAAGCTTGTTGAGTTCATACACGTAACCGCTTAGCGTAAATATATTATCGATGTCTCCGTCGCCCAGTGTTACCGCGTCACCTTGTGAGTCCACGGCGAGTCTGCCGTTGATAATCGCTCTCCAGCCTCTTTCACTTAAAAAGTAGATCACCCCGTTTTTAACGGTGATGGTGTCATGGGAAACGCAGCCTATCCTGTCTGTAATCTTAACTAGACGGCTCACTCCATTGAGTTCTGAATAAATAGATATTGATCCTCTTTTAAATATGGCCAGAAACGGGTCCATATAGCTGTCATTAAAGAATCCCGTAGCAAGCCCCGTAATAGGCCCTTGCCCAGTAGCGTTCAATATAAGCTGGGTATCTGATCCAGAATCAAAGGCGTCTGGCAAATCCTCTTCGGAGAAAAAAACATCGTTTTTAAAGTTGTTATTTCCAGCGTAAACGAGCTTTCTATTAAACTCAGTTAAGAACTTCCCACCACCATTTTGTGGAGCCGCATTCTTTTCTGGAGGAGTCTGGCTACTAGTAGGAAAGCTAGTAACCGATGCCGTGGCCGTACCAAGATTTATTTCCTGGGAGAACAAAAAGCTTCCGGCAGCATCTACATCTTGAACATAAATGCGAACCTTATCAATGGTCGCGTTGTCGGCGGTTGTAGGTATAGAGCTTAAATCAAGCTTGTCATTTAAAGATGCCGAAACTGAACTAGAAGCTGAGGAGGCATTGGACTCAAACCCAGTGGTAGTGCTAAAAAACGTGATCTTTACAGCATAAGATCCGGCCGCAAGGGATCCACCTGAGTTCGCTGCTAAAGAGGGAGCAGCCGGAGCATCCTGCCCTAGCTGCGTAAAGTCGGTCCCATCATATTGAAATAAACCGTCACCCTCAATCGCTATTATATGCCTGTTATTTAGTGTTATTCCACGATGCTTTGTGTTAGCTGACAATCCTGTTTTAAGGCTTGTCGCCGCTCCAGTTTGGTTTACTCGGTAAAGAACAGTCCCCACTTTAGCTAAGACGTAGTTAACTCCATCCACATCTTTAAAATAAGAAACTGAGAGAATAGAACCGCCAAGGCTCGTGTCGTGGTACCTAGATATTCCATGCCTGGTTTGAAGTTGTCCTTCGTTAAAAAAGACATTACGGCAATCAATGATTCTTTCACGTCTTTCTCCGGCCCTATAACTTAGAGGTAGATCGAACTGCCCAAGCTTTCGAATAGCTCTTCTCTTTAAAGGCATTACGTCTCCCAGCCGTCAGCATCACCAACAACATCACGAACCCTAAGCTTCACTCTCTTGCTGTCGCCATGGCGGCTAAAAGCATCACTTAAAAGTTGTTCGTAATTGCTGAGTTTACTCTCCTGTCCGTCTCGATCCCGGTACTCGTAGCCTCTTGAGATAACTCCCGCCCTGATCACGGGCTTAAGCCATATAGGTAAGTCAGGCACGCTATCGGTGCTTGCATATATTCTTTTGGGGACTCTGTAGTAGTAAAAGCTAAGAATTATTGCCGAGCTTGGTTTTGGGTAAAGGAGAACTCTATCCCCACCAAGTGATGACCAAAAAGAGGGGGTACCACTGCTAAAACTTCCTTGGAATAAGAGTCTAAGCTGATCAACATCACGAAACTCAAGCTGGCTCGAGGATTCCAAGAAAAGCTCCCCATCAATCACTCTGATAGGGTTATAATCGGGTGGCTCCACTAAAGAGGAGCTGTCTGCACTAATGGTTGTAGAGGTTGTGGTGTTGTCATCAATTGTAGTGCTAAGTAGGAAAGCACCCCCGTCTTTTTGGAGGTAGACCTTTCTTTTGGTCACCAACGGTTCGGTGGAGGTTGGTATTGATGTTACGTCAATCTGTAAATCTGACCCCGATGGAGTCACTGAGGAGGATGCTGTGCCCGCCGCACTCTCTACTCCGCTAGATTCAACAAACGTAATAAGAACCTTGTAAACAGAGTTATCTGTTAAAGAACCACCGCTAGAAGTCGCCACACTAGGCGCTCCAGGTGGCCCTATGATAAGGCTTTGCTCTTCGTTTCCAGCTACTAAGACTTTTTGCCCTTTAACTCTAAAGAAGTCCCAGTCATGGCGAGTCCCAATGTCAGTGATGACATCGTTCATCCAACCCATAACTCTTGCCTTAAAAGCTGTAGACGTGTCTCCAAGGTGCTCGGAAAACTCAGTCTGTAAATCTAGACCGTTGTATGCAGCGGTAATGACTCACCCCCGTCTTATCGACCAATAACTACTAGAGTTGCTGTATCGTTAGAGGTAAATCCATCCACAAAAACTGATCCGGCTTCAGCGGTTGAAGCGTCAGACTTGTTTCGAAGTGTACGGCCGTCAGTCTCGGTTACTTCGTTGTTTGCAGAAGCGTAATAAACTGTATCTAGTCCAGTGACTACTTTGCCTTCGGTAACAGAGTCGAAATCAAGCTCATAAACCTGAACCTTAACCCCACCCAATAATTGCTCTTGTGATTTAGTAGACGAAAATGCCATAGCTCTTGCTCCTTAGAAGTGTTTAATAAAGCTGCTAGGCTCAATATCGCAACGGACGAAAGCGAAGCGATGTGGAGAGTGAAGTTTGCAGCCATATTAAACAATATCGAGCAAAAGATAGCTTTGACGTAGATAGAGGACGGAATGCGAACCAACTTGTAAGCAAGCCAGCAAAACAATGACAATCCTATAACCCCCGAAGCATAAAGGATCTCTATGTATTCGTTATGAGCGTGGTAATAGACGGCATCATGCTTGTAAGCGGCATTATATAGCTCAGGATACTGTCCAAGCCCTACCCCAAACAAAATATCCAGAAAACTTTGAGAGAAGAACAATTGAATGCTTTCGACCCAGACATCAAGTCGGTTGTTGTTGCTAAAATAGCCACCAAAAAACAATCCCCAGATAAAAGCGCCAAACAGGGCAAATCCAAGACTTAAAAGCAGTGGAGCTCTGTATTTCTTATCTAAAGGGATTACGAAGAGAAGAGATAAACTCAAAACAGCGGTCCCAACAGCAAGTGATGCTCCTAGGATATAAAGAGCTAAGAAGCTTATAGGTAAAACATAGATCCATTTGCCCCTAATAAGTGATGGCAAAAGAATGGCAATATGGGCGCCACTTAGGTTTGGGTGTAGGAGTGATCCTGGGCTTACGTTTCCTAAGACTTTGCCTAGTTGCCATTTGTGTTCAACGGCACTGAGAACCTGGAAGTTACTTGGCATCATCCAGTGGTAGGGATCAAAGCCTATTTTTCCTAGGACCACCCAACATGATTGAATAGTGCAACTTAGGGCAAAGCAGTTTAGAAGAAACTTGTAGTGGATGCTCTCTCTAAAGCTCTCAGCCGCCCTGTAAGCGACCGCTATGCCTATGGCCACTAGGAGACTCCTAGAGAAAGATCTAAGCAAATAAGGGTCTTCTACGCCTAAATAAACATACCCCAGCGCCAAGAGAGCGCCTATTTGACCTGCCTGAATAGTCTTCTTAGTCCTTAAAGGAGGCTCTACTAACAACAAGAAAGCACATCCAGCAAAGATGAATAAAAACTCTTGGCTGAACCTCACGTCTCCAATTGAGCCAAAGCGAATGTAAAAGGGAAGTAAACAGGTGGTCAGGGCAATGTAAAGTTTCATAAATCTCTCCGTTAAAAGGGACCAATCTTTCGACTGGTCCCGTGGCAGAACGGAGATATTCTATAGAAGACGAATAAACGCTTCAATAGACTCGGTTGCGGATAATGCGTCGAGCGCAACACCGATTGGGTGATCAGAAGCGGCCGGAGAAGTAATCCCAGTCACTTTACCACCAAGTGCATCGTTAGATGCGTAAAGGGCAGACCCAGCTACGGCGTTGTCGCCGAACCCTGAGTGATTAACGGAAGCTTTTCCGTAAACCTGGCACTTGCCAGTAGCTCCTGAAGCTAATGTCTTTTCCACTACACAAGCAGAAAATCCACCAAGCTCAGAAGTGTGAGCAACTGTGGCACCATCGTCAGCAGTTACGTCAAAGATCACGACATCACCAGCAGTCAAAGCTTCTCCGGCTTTGATTTGGATAAACACCTTATCCTCTTTTACAAGAGTGCCGGTGTTATCAAACTGGTTACTCATAGGGTCAGTAATCAATGCGTAAGCCGCCATGGTAGCTACAGAAAGAATTGTTGCAATTAAAAATTTCATTCTTCTCTCCTTATTAAGATGCTACTTCAATGTCGGTCAATTCACCTTGGAAACGTCGGTTGTTACAAACAAGGTTACCCATCCAGAAAATTCTCATGAGCATACTGTTTGAAGTCTCGAGGCGCTCCAAAGTTTCTCGTCTCATGTTCTCATCGCGGTGAACACACAAGAAGAGGTAGTCTTCGTTCAAGAAATAGATCGTCTTAGCTTTGCAGTGAGAGTCAACAACAACGGGTCGACCGTTGAAAGTCAATACGTTCTCAAAGCCAAGGTCACTCATCTCTTGAGACATGATTCTTTGGTGAGGCTGGTACAATGACCAGATTTGGTCATATACGTTTTGTTGACAAGTAAGAACTGTAGGCATGTCACTATCCTCAGTCACTGAACCATAAGCTTGTTGCATGAGGTTCAAAGAAAGGGGTCGATCAACGCTTGAGTTGTCATCAACGTAAGCTGCCCAATCAGCTAGATCAGCTACAGCAATACCACCGTAAGTAGAACTGGTACTAACCACAGCTTGAAGTCCGTCAAGTTGGTCCTCAGACTCAGCTCCAGTGGCGGCGGTACCATCAGAAAAAAGACCTAAAGCTAGGTTTTCTTTCATTTGTCGCTCAGCAATCTGAACCTTAGATTGAACCAAAGAAAGCTTAGCAGCGTCTCCGTTGTTTTGGAGAAGCTCTTTACGAGAAACGCGGATTGGCTCGTAAAGTTGACGCCACTGGTGCTTAGACGCAGTGATGTTATCACTTCGGCTTGTGTCCAAAGTGTCGAGATCGTCATAGAACCCGCCAATTCCAGGCTGGCTAGAGATAACGGGAGCTAGGATCTCATGACCACCATCTTTCAATTGAAGCTTGTCTGGACGCGCCAAACGAGCAGTGAAAGCGGCGGAGTTGTAAACACCATCAACGAGCTTGGGAATGAAATGTCGCTCTGTGATGGCAGTAATTTGTGCAAATTCTAATGCCATTTTTTACTCCTATTTTAGGTATTCTTTTGTTACTTGGCTTAATACCGATGACCACGGAGTTCTTGCGTTTGCCTTAATCCCAGTTTCTTTAACTGGTTTAGTGCTCTTAGCTGTCCCTGCCGTAGGCACTTTTTTAGATGAGGCCTTCTTTTTAGTGGTAGATACCTTGGACTTGCTTTGCAGTCGTTTAATCACGTCTTGCGCGTAAACCTGTTTAATAGCATCATCCACGGACCCCTCACTATTTACCCAAGCATCTCGCACCTTAGCTTCGTCAAGCTTCATGCCAAGCTGATCAAGTAACTGGCCCCACTCACCTTTCTTAGCGGTATCTAATCCGCTTTGAAATTGTGTCCTGATTTGCTGGTTTTCTCGCTCAACCAAATCCTTCTGGTATCGCTCTTCCAACTCTCTCATTTTTTGCATCTGTGCCGTAAGCACAGGGTTTTGAAAGTGTTGGGCAGTCTTTTGGAAACCATTTTTGATTTCCTCAAACAAGTCAGGATCACTTTGCTCAAGAGAGTTGATGTAGAAATCCCACTGGTCCTTCAGTGAAACAACCTCATCAAGCTCTTGTCGGCGCTGCTCATAGGTTTTGAGTTGATTTTGAAGTTCTTCCTCGAACTTCTTTTTCTCCTCCTCTATAGCTTTGCGCTCTTCACTTAAAGTCATGGTCTTCGTCGTGTAGTCAAATCCCTTTTGAGCGTATGACTTCAAGTCTTCCATTGACATCTTTACGGGCTTTCCATTGTGAATGACTTCCACAAGTTCCTGAGGTTCCTCTTGGCCTGCCTCTTCACTAGTTTCGTCAGTCTCTTCAGATTCAGCTCCTTCTTCCTCTGATCCCGCTTCAAGGGTTTCTTCGCCCTCGCTTTCATCGGTCCCGTCTTCCGGGGTGCCGTCGTGAGCTTTTCCCTCTCCTGTCCCATGGGTTGATTCAGGTTGAATCCCTAAGCTTGTTAAAAGATCAGCACTGATCCCGCTTAGTTCACTCGAACCTGTTGTTTCGTTTGTGGCCTCCGTGCCGCCTGTCTCCATTTCTTCCTGCATTCAGTATCCTTATTTGCTCGGTTGCCCTTCATTGGGTCCGATTTGTTGCAAATTATATTTGCTCAGGTGGTAATCCACCTTGAACGGCCGCTAACTCCTCTTGAGTGGGCGGTATCTCTCCAATAGCTTGTTGTAATGCTTGATTTTCCGCTGTTAACTGCTCAACCTGAGCCGCAAGCTGCTCTAACGCTGCTTGAGTCTGGTCATTTTGCTCTAAAGTTTCAATAATCTGACCCTTATAAGGGACATCTGTTAATTGGAAGAACGTCTTGGCATCAATTGCACCAGCGGTTAAAAGATCTCTCATCACGCTAAAGATTGATTCTTTATCAAGACCTGCGGTTGATCCTGGCGCCATCCTGATTTCATACTCCAAATCTCTAACTTGCTCAGGATCATATTGAACCGATTTAATTCTGCCTGAGTTGTCATAGACTCGAAGCTTTCTTTCAGTAGACCAAAACTTCAATATATAAGCAGACACAACCTTGCCTAGACGAAGCATTGAATACTCCTCTAGGTATCTAGTCTTAAGTCTAATTCGACCTACCGACTGTTCTTGAAGAAACTTCACCGCTGAAGCTGCCGTTACGCCAGTTGGTCGTCTACCTTGAGATGCCTCGTTGATGCCGGATATGGCTTCAATAGCTTGCCTCTCAAATTGCATCTTATTGCCAAGCTGAGGGGATATAGTCCCAGGCTCTAGCCGCCTAACCTCAGTGCCTTGTTTCTTTTTAACAACGATTCCAGGCTCATTGGTCAGAGTATCAGTGTCAACACCTGAGTTCTCATCAACAACCCAACCATTGTTTCCAGTAAGCCTAAGACCTTGAACCTCTGCCCAATCCATCTCGTTAAATGTCTTTTGGGGACTAATGATGTTTCTGATCTCTGAAATACCGTAGACAGAATCCTCAGTTTTATACCCATAGATAGGAATGAGAGGCACTATAGGAGAGTCAGTTGGAGTTCTGCCATCGTAAAGTATTGTACTCCCATTTCTGAGAACTAATCTCATATTGTTGGGATATTTTGGTCGCTTGGAGTTGGGGTTCTCATCCTTTAGCGCCTCATGCATTTCTATATGATCATCAATGATTTGAAAAATAAGAGCAGCTTCTTCGTCGGCATCCTGTAGGTTCTTAATGTCATCTACAGTGATCTCGTTAACGGGCATTTGCAGCGCTTGGCTTGCAAACTGTGCTTTAAGGCTATTGTGTGCCTCAATATGAGCGTCATGGTCTTCCCATTTACCAACGTCGGGGTTGATTCCATTGAACAGCTCGTTTTGCTCTTTTAGGATTTCTTGCTGAGTGACCTCTTCAGGTATGTCTTCTAGGCTATAGTCTTTTACCCAAAACTCTTCCAATACTGTGACGTTTTCCCCGTCAAACCTTCCAACCGATCTATCGGCATCTTGAAGGTAGGTTGTGTTTCTTGTTGGGTCTCTAAAATCCTCTATACCTCTTCCATCAATCCTATCTTTAGACATTGGTTTGATGTCATCGGCGAACTTAGGAAACCTTCTCTTTAGATCATTGGTGTCCATGGGAATACGAAGGACGACGTAGTTTGCTTCGCCAATCTCGCTGGCGGTTGGATCAACATAGACCTGGCGCCATGGCAGGTTTTTGATAATAATTTCGCCCTCTCCGCCTTGTTTGTCAGGGTCCCAATCAACGTAGAGATAGCCGGTGCCGGTAGTAAGCCCGACTCTTACGGCCTGAGA